ACAGATACCTGGAGAATTATATAATCTTGATGAAGGATTCACAATCACCAAGGATGAGGGTGCTAGATGGCATCTAATTCAAACCTTAGCAGGTGATCAAACAGATGGATACCCTGGAGTACCTGGAATTGGTGTTAAGAGAGCTACAGCTCTTTTTGAAAAGGAAGGATACTCTTGGGAAACAGTAGTAAAAGCTTTTGCTGATAAAGATCTTACAGCTCTTACTGCTATAACAAACGCCCGACTTGCCCGTATACTAACCGTTGATGACTATGACTTTGAAAATGAACGACCTATACTTTGGACCCCCTCCCCCAGTTACCAAGTTAACAATGGAGCAGGATCTGAAGATGAGGGTGATAAAGGATAGATTAGATCATGTATATGAACATGAGAAAGAACATGTTATAACCCTTTTCTTAGCATTACAAAGACAGAACTTTGTATTAGGTAATTCACTCACCAATGTATTAAACAAATGGAATACTATAGAAGAGGTGGCATCGAAGTTTGGTCCTTTATCAGAGACCAAAACCTCAACTTCCACTTAGGTAATGCTATAAAGTATATATGTAGAGCAGGTTATAAAGGAGGTCAAGCAAAGAAATGCGAAGACCTAGAAAAAGCAATCCACTACTTACAGAACGAACTCCACCATGAAGAAAACATTCTTATCGGATCAAGCGAAAGAATTCCGATCCAAGTACCATCTGAAAAACTCCCATGATAAATCTACTAGAAATGTTCAGAAAGATTTAATCATAGAAGAGTTTAAAGAATTCTTAGAAGCTGAAGGCTTCTTATTCAGACATGGTAGAAATTATCCAGCTGAATGCTTAAAGGAACTATCTGATCTAGTATATGTATGTTATCAATATGCGGAGAACATGGGTTGGTTTTTAGATGAAGCATTAGACAGAGTACATAAAAGTAATATGTCTAAACTTGACGAAGAAGGCAACCCAATATACCGTGAAGACGGTAAGGTTCTAAAAGGACCAAATTATAAACCACCAAACCTAGAAGATTTATTCTAATGACCGCTGAACTTATATCTCGCACTGGTCGGGTCCAACAATGGTTGGATAATCCAGAATCAAGACTTCCTGTGAGTTGTACAGTTTTTGTAGTTGAAGACTCAATGGAAGGTCCAGAGGGCATAGAGGCCAGCTGGAGATTCGCTAGTCATGCCCTCAGAAATGGGGCAGGGTGTGCAATACACCTATCTAAACTACGTCCAAAAGGTCACGAGAATGGACGAGGCTTGACTGCTAGTGGTCCAGTATCTTTTGCTAAAATTTACTCAGTATTAAATGAAACACTCCGCAGGGGTGGGCATTATAAGAACGGTGCAATTGTTATACATTTAGATGCAGACCATACAGATATTGTAGACTTTATTACTACACCTAGATCCGAATTACCTTGGGTTAAAAGATGTGTCGATCTTGACTCAGGTATGTGGAATAAAATGAACAATACCACCAAGGAAGCATTAATTTATGGAATTAAATCAGGAGACATCTGGCTCAATAAAATCAAATACAACACCGCAGGGCAACGAATTTGGGGTAATGTCTGTCTTGAAGTTTACCTGCCCTCACGAGGAACGTGCTTGCTCCAGCATGTTAATCTCGCAGCCTGTGAAATACGAACCCTTAAGGAGGCTTTCACTCAAGGTATGTCCGAGTTGTGCGATCTCCATAGCCGAACAGGCGTTGGAGGGACTGGGGAGTACTTATCCCCGGACATCGACAGGCAAGTCGGGCTCGGAATGCTTGGCTTATCCAATCTCTTACGAAGATACGGTATAACCTATGATGAGTTCGGAAGAACTTTAGAAGCCGTTAATAATCAAGAACCTAAGAGAAACTTAAGTGATGATGCTGTTGATTTAGTTTGGCAGTTAAAATATGGCATAGAGAATGCAGCTTATATAGCTAGATCACACTTCATGGAGAGAGCTTTTGCTATAGCTCCTACTGCCTCCTGTTCATACAGGAGTGAAGACTTAGATGGATTTACATCTACACCAGAAATAGCACCTCCAATAGCACGTACTGTTGATAGAGACAGCGGAACCTTTGGAGTACAAACATATCAATATGGCGATGTCGAGATCGCCTCTGAAGTTGGTTGGGATGCCTATAAGAAGGTAGCTGATCAGATCATGATAATGCTCGATAATACGGGACTTCTTCACGGCTATAGCTTTAACTCTTGGAGTGATGTTGTAGAATACGATGAGCAATTCGTGGAAGAGTGGTTGCTATCACCGCAAACCTCCCTTTATTACAGCCTTCAGGTTATGGGCGACGTACAGGATAAGACAGATGCGTATGCAGCATTAGATAAAACCGAAGTCGAGGATTACCTGCAGGATATTTTAAATGAACAAACCTGCGATTGTCAGCAATGAGAAAACATCCCTATCAAACATTATTAGAAAGAAAAAGAACATGGACACCAGTTCAACCCACTAAAGGAGAGGTAAAATACGGTGCAGAAGAAGCCATCAAACGTGCTCTCGCAATACGTCATATGGAGTTGCCAGTTGGAGAATTTATTCGTGAAGCACTTAAAAAAGAAGTACCACCACTTGCTAGGCAGCTCCTTGAATCAAACGTACAAGACGAGATTAAACATGATCTTGCCTTGGGCTATATAGTAGATGCCCATGGTATAGATAAAGATTCACAATCAGAAAAGGAGGCGTTAAAGTTAAGAGATGCTTGGATTGCACATCCTGACCATACCATTACTAAAGCACTTATCGCAGAGCGAGCTATATTCTTTGTTTTATTACCTTTCTTTAGGTTTAATGGGGACGCTGCTCTTAGGACAGTATCGGCAGATATCAGCCGAGACGAACAAATCCACGTGGGATCTAATTCACTTGTATGTGCAGAGTTGGGGCTTTCTCCTTCTCCTTCTTTGGACCGTCTTAGGAAGGCAACTGTTCATTGGATAATGGAGCCACTAGGTATAAATACAACCGATAAATATTTGGACAAAAAATTCTGGCTGGATGCTAGTGATCGGCTAATGTATGAAGGGAAGGCTCCAGAGCTTTCTGATACACGATCAGCTAGGATGCCAGCCTTCTTTGAGCATAGCAATGTCAACCTTCCCCAATACGCTTGAACCACTACTCGGACCTAATCCCGAGTCCCTCCTCTTAGAGATGGGGGAAAAATTCCCACCAGTAAACCCGCATCCCAAAGAGGAGCTAGCATCAATTATGTATAAAGCAGGACAACGCTCTGTAATAGAGTGGTATCAAAATAGAATAGAGGAGGCAAGATAATGCCAGCAGGACACTGGAGTTTTGAAAGATCAGGCTGGGGTCGACAAAAATATATCACACCAGAATTGCTTAGAGCTAAAGGTTTAGGTACAGGATTCTATAGAAATCCAGATATGTGGCAGCATTATAATCATGGGCCAACTAGACCTGGCCAAACACCAGATAATCCTTCTGGTTCTGGATACGTTCAGGGTGATTTCGATCTAGATAGATGGGAACCATGGAATGAATGGGGCGGTCAATCTAGATATGATGAACTTGTTAAACAATATCAAGATACTATTGGTCAGATCTCAAGCATACCACAAGTAGGTTCAGAAGATGATCTAGCAAGATTAACTGAATTAGATAAACAAGCTCGTGGATATCAATCACAAGCTCAAGAACATAGAACTAAAGGTAGAGGTATACAAGATGATTACATCAAAGAATTCTTAAAAACATATGATATAAGATATAATAAAGATGCAGAGATAGGTGGAGGTAGGTATTCATGGGATACATCTACTAACCGTGGTAGAGATATGCAAGCAAGAAGTGATAAGCAAGGTCATTATTCTAACATAGATCATTGGACTAGTGGTGATAGATGGAGTTCAGGTAGACAAGATACCAAATATCGTACAATCAACCAGCACAAATGGGATGATCATGCTTTAGGAGCACTACAAAGATTTAAAATTAAGCCACCAACTCCGATTGTATTAGATCCTGCCAAAGATAAACATACTACTACTACACCAGAAGGTACTACAACAGTAGATCCTATGCCTGATATGGATTGGTTCTCTGGTTCACCAAGAGGAGCACAAGGAGTAGCTACTCAAAGAGGATTAACAGGAAGTAAAAAGGGTGGTAAATATGGCAAGTCATTCAAGAGAGATGACAACTCACTTACAACTGATTCATTAAACATATAAAAAAATGTCAGCAAAAGAACGTTATGATTATTTATCTAGTGACCGTTCACAATTTCTAAGCGAAGCAGAAGACGCAACAAAACTCACCCTACCTTATCTCATCCGTGGTCATGAAGAGCACTCAAGAGGGATGAAACAACTCAATACACCTTGGCAATCCGTTGGAGCCAAGGGAGTTGTAGCTCTAGCATCTAAACTTTCACTCAGTTTAGTACCTCCACAAACAAGTTTCTTCAAACTACAATTAGATGAGTCACAGCTAGGAGAAGAGTTTCCACCAGAAGTAAAATCAGAACTAGATCTATCCTTTGCAAAGATAGAACGCACTATCCTCGATGCTATTGCTGCATCGGATGACCGTGTAGTAATACACCAGGCACTACAGCATTTAGTTGTCGGTGGTAATGCTTTAATCTTTATGGGTAAAGCTGGTCTGAAATTATTTCCGTTGAACCGCTACGTTATAGAACGAGATGGAAACGGCAAAGTGATTGAAATAGTCACAAGAGAACGTATCAACAAAAAGTTAATAGAAAATCTACTACCTAAAGAAGATCAAAAAGATGAATATGATTCTGTAGTAGATGATACTAAAACAGACAAAGAAGAATGCGATATCTATACTCACGTAACCCGTGATAATAATAGATTTTTATGGCATCAAGAGGTCTATGGTAAAGTAATACCTGGATCAATTAGTAAAGCACCAGTAGACACTACACCGTGGCTACCTCTACGATTTAATACAGTAGATGGAGAAGCTTATGGGCGTGGTAGAGTAGGTCAGTTTATAGGAGATCTTAAGTCACTTGAAGCATTGTCTCAGGCACTCGTAGAAGGGTCTGCAGCAGCTGCTAAAGTTGTCTTTACTGTATCCCCTTCAAGCACTACTAAACCAGCCACGCTGGCGAAGGCAGGTAACGGTGCAATCGTTCAAGGACGACCAGATGATATTGGTGTTATACAAGTAGGGAAGACAGCAGACTTCCAAACTGCTTATCAATTAATGGCTACATTAGAAGGTAGATTAAATGAAGCTTTCCTTATATTAAGTGTAAGAGATTCAGAACGTACTACTGCACAAGAAGTACAGATGACTCAGATGGAATTAGAACAACAGTTAGGTGGTCTATTCGGATTACTTACAGTTGAATTCTTAGTACCATACTTAAATAGAAAGCTAAGTGTATTCCAGAAGACTGGAGAGATACCTAAGATTCCTAAGGGAATGGTTAAGCCAATCATTGTAGCAGGTATTAATGCTCTTGGTAGAGGTCAGGATGTACAAGCACTAGGTAGTTTCTTAACAACTATTGCACAGACAATGGGTCCAGAAGCTATTGCTCAATACATTAATCCTGATGAAGTTATTAAGAGACTTGCAGCAGCTCAAGGTATAGATGTACTAAACCTTGTTAAGAGTATGCAAGAAATACAACAAGAAAAGCAACAGGCAATGCAGCAACAAGCTGAGATGGAAGCAATTAAACAAACCCCTGGAGTACTAGGAGCACCTTTAAATGATCCATCTAAGAACCCTGCTTTAGCTCAACAGTTAGCTCCAGAAGAAGGAGCACCACCACCTCAATAAATTATGGCAGAAACATTAACGTTTGAAAATACAACCGAACAGACCTCTGCAGAGAATCTTAGTCCTGATGAACAGGATTCTCTACAGGTCGGTGAGGCTATGCAAGATGCACAAGATAATCTTTTAGCTGGTAAGTATAAGGACGCACAAGAATTAGAAAAGGCTTATGTTGAACTCCAACAAAAACTTGGAGAGAAAGGTAGTGAAAATAATGAACAAGCTGACGAATCTGAGGTTTCAGAACCAGAAAAAGTACCTGAAAGTAAGGACAAAACTGAAGAAGCTCCTGAGAAAGATGGGATCTTAGAAACTGTATGGGAGGAAGCAGCTAAAGGTGAGTACACTAAAGAAACATTAGAGAAGTTACAGAACTTAACCTCTACTGATATAGCTAATGAGTATTTAGATTACCGTAAGAATAATCCAGTACAAGAAACACCACAGATGTCTGATGAGGATATCTCTCAATTAAAACAAGTTGCAGGTGGTGATCAAGAGTATGGAAACATGTTACAGTGGGCTGAGAAGAATCTCAACAAACAGGAAGTTGATATGTTTGATGCTGTAATGGAACAAGGTAATCCACTAGCTGCTTTCTTTGCAGTTAGAGCTTTATCTTATAGATATGAAGATGCTAGAGGAGTAGAAGGTAAAATGGTAACAGGAAATGCACCCAAAACAAGCGGAGATCAATTCCGTAGTCAAGCTGAAGTTGTTAAAGCTATGAGTGATTCTCGATATGAGAATGATCCAGCTTATAGACAAGACATAATGCAGAAGCTTGAACGTTCCAACGTTAACTTTTAATCATGGCAAGTAATTTAACTATCAATAAAGAGTTAAACAATGAACGCATCTATAAAAAAATTATGGATGGTTATAATCAGGGCTTAAGAATAGCTGAAGCTAGACAGGGTGATTTGTTTCCAGAAGATGTACCTGACTTACCTATTCATCCAGATACCCGTTTAGGAGACTTTCAAGAACAAGGTGGATACTTAGATGAAAAGCCTATGAGGGATCTGAATCCCAGAAGAAAAGGAGGTTATGTACCACCAAGAACTAGATGGTCTGAGGAAAATAAACGTAGAAATCTAGAAGAACAAGGCAAGCAAAAAAGAATAGAAGATTGGCGTAGGGAACAAGGTTTAGAAGGCACTAATGTTGAACCTAATTTCTTTCAAGATATAGATGTACCAGTTATACAGTATTTAGAATCTTCTGGATTAGGTGATAGCCTAAAGGTAGGAGATTGGAATCCAAGAAAGTCTGCAAGAGATAAGAAAATTAGAGAGTTAAAACAACGTGCTGGTACTCCTGGTGAAAAAGCTGCTGCTGAAAATAAACAATCAGATGAAGCAAAAGTTGATATACCTGACTTTCTAACTATTAAAGATATGAAAGAAGCTCTACAAAGAGAAGGTATAGGTAATGTATTTGACCAGGAAATGGATAAATATAGAGAACAAAAAGATAGTCTAACTATTAAAGAACGTATTGATGCTCTCTCTAAGAATAAACTACTTAGAGATGGGTTAACTACTGCTTTTAAAGCCCAAGGATTAAAGATAGGTAAATCAGTAGCTAGGAATCTACTAAGAGGTTACGTTACTTGGTCTTTAATGCGTTAATTAAAAGCGGCTGACCCCCTAAGAAATAAACATGGCGGCTCGTATGTCGATACAGTAGAAGCCAACTCAATCCACGTCCGTTCAACCTCTAACGAGGTCGCATGACAACCACAGCATGGAACGGGGTTGTGGTACTGGAGTATTACAATGACTGTAAAGCTTTCGTATCGTGGTATTGAGTACACAAAAACAAAGTAACTTAATTTAACATGAAAAAATTTGCACTAGCCCTAGCGGCAACTCTCGCTTCGACTCCTGCAATGGCTGGCGTCTATCTTAACGCTGAGTCTAACGCATCTTATACAGGTAATGATTATACTTCCCGTACTACCGATCTTCATATAGGTTATGAAGGTGATGTAGGACAACTTGGATACTATGTTCAAGGTGGACCTGCATTCACTGCAGCCGATGGAGCAGATGGTAGCACAGACTTCTCAGGTAAGCTCGGAGCATCCGTAGCAGCATCAGAGAAGCTCGGTGTATATGGAGAAGTTTCATTCAAAACTGATGAGACTGCTGATAATTCTTATGGCACTAAAATAGGTGCTAAATATTCTTTCTAAATATGGCACAACAAGCTACCCATTCCCCTGCATTCGTTACACGTATCTCACCTGAACCAGAGAAGGTTGATACTAACCCTAGTGATCAACAACCTCCAGGTGTAGATAAGGAAGAAGAATGGGAACCTCAATCACTTGAGGAAGCCCTCTTAGGAGAGTAATAGTTAGGGGAGCACCTCAGAGTAGGACTCCCCTTTCATTGGCTTTAGCCCTGTACGCAGGATACCTTTAGCCGTCTAGACGGTGGGAGAGACCACAAGAAAACTGATCAAAAAATTTTCAGCTGAAGAACGTATATATTATTTCATTAATTAACAATGGCCCAACAGGCAACCCATAGTAATGCTTCGCTAACCAGAGCTGGACAATCCAACTCAACAGGTGACGCCAGAGCACTCTATTTAAAATTGTTCAGTGGTGAAATGTTCAAAGGCTTCCAGCATAACGCAATTGCTAGAGACCTTGTAATGAAGAGAACCCTAAAGAATGGGAAATCATTACAGTTCATTTACACAGGACACACAAAAGCTGAGTACCATGTACCCGGCCAGAGCATTCTCGGTAACTCCGACGGAGCACCTCCAGTAGCAGAGAAGACCATTACGGTTGATGATCTGCTAATCTCAAGTGCATTCGTATATGAATTAGATGAGACACTTGCACACTATGAATTAAGGGGAGAAATCTCTAAGAAGATTGGTTATGCACTTGCTCAAAAATATGATAGGCTAGTATTCCGTGCTATTGCACGTGGAGCTAGAGCTGCTTCTCCTATCACTAAGTCTGGTTTCGTAGAACCAGGTGGAACACAGATTCGTGTTGGTACTAACAACCAAGCATCCGATGCTTATGTATCTGCATCATTAATAAATGCTTTCTATGATGCTGCTGCTGCACTAGATGAGAAGGGAATTAGTTCCGAAGGTCGTGTAGGTGTACTTAACCCACGTCAATACTATGAATTAATCCAAGCTGTAGGTTCTAATGGATTAGTTAACCGTGATACTCAAGGTACTGCACTGCAAGGTGGAAACGGAATCATTGAGATTGCTGGTATCAAAATCTACAAATCAATGAACATTCCATTCTTCAGTACATACGGTACTAAGTTTGGTTCAGCTTCTGCTACGAACCCTGGGGTAACATCTCCTGGGAACTTAGGTTCATTCGTTGGTGAAGCAGTCGAAGACGCTGCAACTGACGTAACTGGAATCAACAATGAGTATGGTGAAGAGACAGAATTCGCTAACTCTTGTGGACTTATATTCCAGAAAGAAGCTGCTGGTTGCGTTGAAGCAATCGGACCACAAGTTCAAGTAACTTCTGGGGATGTATCAGTCGTATACCAAGGTGACGTCATTCTAGGACGTCTCGCAATGGGAGCCGACTACCTCAACCCAGCTGCTGCTGTCGAACTAGTTGCTGGTGCTGCTGCCGGATCTTCTGGTAACGCTGCATTCTAAGCACGTTTATGGGGGACTCTTCGGAGTCCTCCTTTTTTTTATATATAAATATTATGCCTTTTCCAACCACTAACGCTACTCAAGAATTACCAGCTATAAATCAAATACTGTCGTCATGTGGTCAGGCTCCTGTAACCACTCTCGATCAAACCAACCCGGACGTTGCGATTGCATATGATACACTGTTACAGGTGTCTAGAGAGGTTCAAGCAGAGGGATGGACTTTTAATAAAGAGTTCCATTATGAGTTCACTCCTGATACAGATGATGAAATAGCTATACCTAATAATATATTACAATTAAAACTAAGTGAGAATTCTGCTAACATGGAATTCGATGGTATTCGTAGGAGTGGTAAATTATACGACAGACAGAACCATACATATAAATGGAAAGACATTGCTACACCTGTAGAATGTGACCTTATATGGCAGTTTGATTGGGTAGATATACCTGAGCCTGTACAGAATTTTATTACTGCTAGAGCTACCACACTTGTATCTAGTAAGATAGTAGGTGATACAAGTCAGTATCAAATGCTACAACAACAAGAAGCTTATACTAGAGCTATAGCTTTAGAGTATGAAACTGAACAAGGACAGTTTACTTTCTTTGGACACCCTCAAGATCAGCAAAATTACTATCAAAGCTATCAACCATACCACGCACTTAAACGCTAATGGCAGCCGTAACTCAACGAATTGACAATTACTTAGGTGGAGTATCTAAACAATCTGATGATAAGAAGCTACCAAATCAAGTTAGAGAATGTCTAAATGGTTATCCTGATCCCACCTTTGGATTAACTAAAAGACCAGGCTTTAAATGGATTGCTAACTTAGGTACTGGCACTACATACGATTCATCTAAATGGTTCTATATTTCCAGAGATGATGATGAACAATATATAGGATGTATTAAACCTGCTTCAGGAGGCTCTACAGGAGACATAGATATATGGAATGCTACATCAGGTGTTGCATGTACTGTTAACTATGGTACAGGGGCACAAGCATACCTTACAGGAGCACGTACTAACTATGATATACTAACTGTACAAGATACATCTATAATAACAAATAATTTAATAGTAGCAGCTAAGATAGCTGACCCTACATTTAATGCTAATAGAAAAGCTACACTTGTTTTATCTGGAGGTTCAGTTAGTAATGTATATACTGTTATAGTTAATGGTAGTACTGTAACTCATACTTCTAGTAGCAGTGCTACTTATGATAGTATCTTAACTGCTTTAAAAACAGCTATAGATAACTTAAGTATATCAGGATTAACTACTACTAAATATCTCACTACCTTACATTTATCAGATAGTAACTCTACTATAACTATTAGTGCTTTAGGTGGTCTATTAGGAGATTCTATTAGAGTATTCCAAGATCAAGTAGATAATGTATCTCAACTACCTATACAATCTTTCCATAATCATACAGTTAAAGTTATTAATACTTCATCTACTAATGATACTTACTTTGCTAAGTTCGTAGCTGATAATGGTACAAGTGGTGTAGGTTATTGGAAAGAGGCTTTAGACCCTAGTAAGTCTACAGGTCTAGATAATACTACTATGCCTCATGAGTTAATTAATAATTCTACTAATACATTTACATTTCAAAAAATAACTTATACAGCTAGAGCAGTTGGTGATGATGTAACTAACTCACACCCTAGCTTTGTAGGTAAGAAAATACAACAAGCATTCTTCCATAATAATAGACTTGGATTCTTATCAGAAGATAACGTATCCATGAGTCAATCTGCTGAATACTATAATTTCTATCATACATCAGCTCAATTAATAACTGATGCTGATCCAGTTGATCTAAATACTTCTACACTTAAACCAGCAGCTTTACATGGTATAATCCCTACAACACAAGGTTTGGTATTATTCAGTAAAAATCAGCAGTTCTTAATGTCAGCTGCAGATAACATTTTAACACCAACCTCTACATCTATAAGAACTATCTCTAATTATGAGATGGATTCAGATGTTGATCCTGTTGATATGGGTACTAATATTAACTTCTTAAGTAAGACTCCTAGTTATACACGTATCTTTGGTATGGTAACTAGAGGTCAAGATGAAAACCCTCAAGTATTAGATGTTGGTAGAGTAGTAAACGAATGGGTTCCAGCTACAATAGATACGTTTATTGCAAGCCCACAGAACCAATTCCTAGCTATGTCTAGTCAGTCTGATAGGAAGGTTTACTTCTATCGTACTTATAGTAATGGTAAAGAAAACTTAGTAGAAGCATGGTTTAATTGGGAACTACCAGGTACAGTACAAACTATAGCTGTTGATTCAGATACTATGTATGCTGTTACTAAACAAGGTAGTCAATTTACATTATCTAAAGCTAGCTTAAGTCAGAGTCCATCTGATGCTATTATTGTTAATAATGATGGACAGAGAATTAATCCCTGCATGGACTTATATAGTAATGCTAGGAATGCAGCTAATAATGCTACTGTAGTATGGGATTCAACTAATGAGTTCTCTAAATGCTATATACCTTTTGCTAATGAAACAACGTTAACACCTGTTATTGTTATTAAAGGTACTACAGCTACAGGACAATTCATTGAATCTGGATTTACAATTACACCTGAAGTTATAACTAATGATGGTGATCCATACTTTAAAGTATTAAGAAAGAATCTATCTAGTGTAGCTGCTGATGTAATTGTAGGATGGAAATATGATTTAGATATAATCTTACCTAAGACATACTTTAGATTAGAGGATAGTATGACTAAAACAGATTTCACTGCTAACTTAACAGTAGCTAGAATGAAGTTTGCTGTAGGATTATCTGGTGTAATGGGCTTTAAATTAAAGTCTACTGGTGTTAGACAAGGTAAGAAAGAATATACAGGAGATGGATCTACAACAGTCTTTAATTGGACTGTAGATGATTTAACTTATATAGATAAAGATCAAATTAAAGTTACATTAGACGGTGTTACTACAACAGCATTTACAGTATCAGGTGATACACAGATAACGTTCAGTAGTGCTCCAGCTAATAGTGTAAAGATTTTAATATACCTTGATGAATGGTATAGTTTAAATCCAACTCAAACAGCAGATACATACTTAGCTAATGATATTGCATTATCAGAGCAATCAGTATTCTCTCTGCCTATTCATCAACGAACAGACAACTTCCAGTTAAGAGTGTTTAATGACTCACCATTTCCGGTGTCCTTGAATTCTATGATGTGGGAAGGTAATTACTCACCACGATTCTATAGGAGATCATAACATATGTTAGAAGGATTATTATTACACTCAATCATGATGCCACATATCTTTGGCTTCTTTCCACTTATTGCTGGTGCTTTGCTTGGTGCAGGGGCGTCAACCATAGGAGCATTAGGACTATCTTTAGGAGCAGGTCTACTAGGTGGTGCAGCCGTAGGTATGACTTACATGGGTGGTCAGAAATCTGCAAAAGCTGCTAGAGAACAAGCTAATTTAGCTAATGATGCATCAGAACGTAGATTTTGGTATGATGTAGAAAATTGGAATTTACAGAAAGAAAAGATTCAATCTGACCATCAATATGCTACAGAGATGGCACATCTCCAAGCATCTAATGAAAGAAAATTAGCTGATTGGAAAGATGCTTCTAATTTACAACAGTATAATTATGACTTAAAAATAAGAGATGCAAGGAATGAATCTAATGCAAAACAGTTTTCTAAATCAGAAAACATATATGGTAGTCAAGTAGCTTTAAATTCTATATCAGCTCAGGCTGGTAAGCATGATGAGATGAGTGCTTTAGAAGAGATTGAAACTGAAGCTACATTCGATGCTTCTGATGCTTATCTAAAAGCTCTTCAAGCAGAAGGTAAACTTAGAGCTAGAGGGATAAAAGGTAGAACTATAGGTAAGGGTAGACAAGCTGTACTAGCTGATTATGGTAGACAGATGTCTCTACTTAGTGAATCAGTAGCTAGTGCTGGTAGAAACAGCAGGGCTGTATTACAAGAAATAGAAAGAGATCACTTCTCAGCTGACTTAACAGCTTATGCACAGAAGATGTTAAAACCTGGTCTTGAACCTATGCCTGTTAAACCACTTGATACACCTGTTGCTGACTTTGCATTACCAAGAGCTCTTGGTGAATATGACTTTGGTGCAATGCCTGTATTAGGTGCAACAATGTCACCAAATGCTGCAGCTAACCAAGTATGGGGTCAAACTATTAGTGGTATAGCTGGTCAAGCAGTTGGTTCAATTATTGGAGGAATGGACATATTTGGTAGTGATATAGGATTAAAAGAAAACTTAGAATACATAGAGAAGTCTCCTTCTGGTATTAACATTTACGAATGGAATTACATTGGAGAACCTCAAAGATATCGTGGAGTTATAGCTCAAGACCTAATCGCCCAAGGTAAATATGATGCTGTATCTGAAGAAGACAATGGTTACTTAGCTGTTGACTACAGTCAGTTAGAT